GCTCTTGGTTGAGTCGTGAGTTGTACTCATCCCGTTGAACCGCCATCCTCTAAAAAGGAATCTGTCTTCAGTAGCCAACTCGCCGTTATTCGTCAGGTCAGTTGCGTTGGTCAATGCGTAGATTGATGGCGGCACTTGATTGAGCGACGTAGTCAGAGTGTTGTTCGCTCCCGGGGTAATTGTTCCACTTTGATTCAGTGTTGTAGTGGTCGAGTAGTGGTCAATTGTGTCAGTGCCACCGACTACTCCTCCGCTTGATGTCAACGCACGGTATCCCGGGAACACCTCGTAGTCGAACCCATATACATTCAGGTTGAGTACATCTGTGTACGCTGTCTTCCAAGAACGGTAGTTGCCACGAACAGATACATTCCGAGTTAGTCGAGTAGTCGTCGCTATTGTGCCGTTTGCTGAATACACACTTCCAGCAATCGTCTGGAGTGTCATCGAAAACATATTCGCCGTTTGAGATAGGTAGGAATGATTGTGTGTATATGTCTTTGGTGTTTTTGCGTTGATGAGGACGTTTGATACAGAAATGCTTGTTGAAGTGCTTGTAGGTGAACTGATTGAACTCGACGATGAAATCGTAGCGTTGTATGCCGCTGTAGGGCGAATCGACGACACTGTTCCAGTTGCTGAGTGAGACCCGCTTCCGCCACCCCCATATGTAGAGTTGACAGTAAGGGTTGTTGTAGCCGTGCTTCCAACGGTGGAGCGTTCATACCAACGGTAGGAGGTTGACGGAGGCCATGTTACGGTTGTGATTGCTGGAGGCTCAGTCTGTCCAGTGACTGTTACGTCCCAAAGGACATCTGTGCCAACGCTACAACTCAAACTGCCGCTAATAGTGCTGGCAAAATCGATGAAGTTCGTCGCTACTGGTACTCCCGTCGCTGTGTATAAGTCCACATTGACCGACGTGTTGACTCCGTGCCCGTTATTACAGTTGATGGTCGCATACGCCTTCCAATTCCAAGGGTTTGATGGGTTGAATCCGCCGGGGAATGGAGGGTCTGTATCATTTGGTACTGGAACCACATTAATTGTGATTGTTGCGGAAAAGCCAAGATGTCCACTCATTGTTAGGGTGTGAACTTTGTTTGTGAATTCGTCTTCAGGGGGAACAAGATACCCGGGTCGGTATAAGTGTATTGCAACACCAAACGAGTAGTCCATCGTCAGTGTGCTGGTTCGTGTAGTGTCCAAATAAGGCATTGTTTATTATCACCTGTAAAACGAGTAAGCCCCGCATAGAACGGGGCTGTACGGGGCTCCTGAGGGCTAGTAGCCTAAAGGTCGGTGTCTGGTGTTGGTATCTTCTTGATGAGTTTGGTCGCTAGTATTCGAACCTTGTCGTCAGTAATAGCGTTCACGACTTCATCACTTGGGATTCCGTCATGGAACAATGCACAGGTGTTCACGACAGTCTCAAGTGTTCCAGAGCCAGAGATGTCAACGACTTGTGTTCCAGCCTTCGCACTGGCAAAGAGGACAACGTCTTTGGCGTTATCTAGGGCGATAACTTTGAAGTTCGTGTAGAAGTCTGGTGAGGTCTGTGAGATGGCTTTCACAACCTCGTTACGGTACGCCTCGATGTCGGCGTAAGCACTTGGGTCAATAGGGTTCATTCGATTCTCCTTGTGTCAAGTGTACCAACAAAAAAGCGGGTTTCCCCGCTTAGTTGCTTGCTAACTCCTTTTGGAGTCTTACCGCTCGGCGGTACGCCTCGAGTACATCGAGATTGTCGATGCTATCGAGTCCGAATCGCTCGATGATGTTCCAGCGATATGCGACGTTATCGCTGTCTTGTGAGGAGTACCTCACAATGATGCAATCGAACTGATTGCAAGTGTAAAGGTCAGCACTTCCGTGCTGTCCGAGGAACGTACACGACTCGCAGTCGTGAAGATATTGTGGTGTCATAATGACCTCCTTGGTGGTGTTGAAAGTTTTCATTGTTGTCGCCTCCATAACTTGATTGATTAGAGTATAGAACATGATTTACAGTGTTGTCAAGTACTAGTGTGAAAATAGTTTAGGAGTTCCACACTAGTGAGGAATAGTCCATCTTCCCGTGACAGTTGAACTCGTAGATGTAGTCATCTGTTGTGACGACACGGATGAATACGCCCCACTTGGAGTACTCGGCGTATACGTCTTTGATTGGGTATGCAATGCATTGAGCGATTGCACTGGTAATGAGGGTGTTGTCTCCCTCGTTGAAGTTTTTGAACTCACCATTGATGATGGTGCGTCCCCAGAGGACACCAACCTCAGACATTGTCTGTGGTTCGCAACGATGAAGGTCATCTGACCGTGGGTCAGAATCCTCGAGGTAGGTGAAGACATTGTAGTCTTCAGCGATGACGATGCTGTTGACGAAATCTGTAACCATTGCTTCCATTGTTGTTTCCTCCGAATCGAACTTGATGTAAAGAGAATACTACACGGATAATGTAATGTCAATAGTGAATTCATGTATTTATCAAAATAGTTTTAGACCCGTTGGCAATAGGTAAATGTGCGTGTACTATATACACATGGGCACTGAAGGACAAAAAGCATGGGTTCAGGTGTGGAAGGACATCATGGGCGACATCTCCCGCATTGGCGGTATTGAGATGGACAAGATGGATGTTGACTCCTACACACGTACGCTCGCACCGCTACGCAAGCGTGTGTGTGACTCGCAATTGGACAGGAATAGACAGAAGTTCAGTGTTGAGTCACCTGAAGTATGGGAACTCCGCTACTGGATTCGTAGTCAACGATATCGACCGACGTACGAAGATGTAACTAAGAAGGTTTGTGCTATCTTGGATATCCCTTATGGGATTGACGGGGCAACATATCAGGCACGTCAGATAGCAACGGCACAGCCATCGCCACAACTTGAGGCTCGTGAGCAACCTCAGCAACACAACCTTTTTGACTGGGTTGACCACTTGCGCCCAACTGGCGATAAAGAGCGTGACGAGTTTGTAGCCAATATGGTCAGCCGAATTGAGAACATTGCGGGTGCTGACGAGGCGGTCAAGGTGGCAAAGACTCTTACATCCGCTCATATGGTTATGGACGCTACACACAGGGCTGAACTCGAAGACGAGTTAGAAAAGATACCTGAAGGGGTGCGGGCTCAATTTGTCCGTGAGGCTGGTGGCTTTACACAGAACAAGCACTTTGTGAACCTCAGTGTAGCCAAGAGGGCGTTTGCACTGTATCGGGCTAGTCGTAATCAGAGTACGGCTAAAGAAGGCATGGAAAGGTGGAATAAGAAATGGGCATAGATATCAACTCAGGAATCATCCTATTGGTGACCGCTGTAGTCTCATATGCACTTGGGGTGACGCAAAACAAGGGTGAGAAACTCGATGTGATGCAAAAAGGAACCCGGGTGCGCTACCGTGGCTCGAAGGACGGCAAGTGGAAGTTTGGCGTTATCGAGGAAGACATAGTTGGCGAGCGGACACTCATCATCCTCCGTGCGGTTGAAGTTGAACTTGATGAGTTTGACCAACTCGTTGTGAAGCCGTCGCATCGCATCTTCCCTATCAAGAAGGAAAGTATTGAGATTCTTGGGTACGACGAAGTCTGGCAAAAGAAAGACCTCGTATGACAATCAATTCGATGACGGCTGAAGTAGATGTGAGGCTACTAAAGCCTCATACGGACAATGTCAATCAAGGTGATGTAGGTGCAATCATAGAGTCTATTCAACGGAATGGATTCTATGGTCGCATCGTAGTCAATAAACGCAATAACCACATCCTTGCTGGTAATCATCGCTACATGGCGGCACTCAACCTTGGGTTTGAAACTATTCCGGTTGAGTACGTTGATATCGATGAGCGTGATGAGATTAGGCTCCTTCTGGTTGACAACAGGACGACGAGGCTTGGCGTGGATGATGAATCTGGGTTGGCTGAACTGTTATCGACTCTGGTAGCCACTGAGCAAGGTTTGGCTGGAACTGGATTTGATGACGGTGACCTCGATGAACTCATTGGTCTGTTGGCTAAGTCCGCCACTGATGCGTCCGAATCGCTGTCTGATGACAATCAATCTGAACAAGAATCTCCCGAAGAGCGATGTGCCGTCGGTCAGGTATGGCAACTCGATGACTCTGAACTCACGGTTGGTGAGGACGTAGAGACGTGCGACGCACTCCTCTCATTCTGGGAAAAGATTACACGACGGAAAGCGAGGCTAGTTGAGTAATGGAAGGTTATGGCGAAGAGCGCAAAAACCCTAATGGGCGACGGTCAATGTTGAACGAGACTTCTGAGAAGTTGGTTCTCGATGCGGTTACAGCGGGTGCAACACTCAAGATAGCGGCAGAAGCGGCTGGTGTGTCATACGACACGCTGAAGAAGTGGATTGCACGAGGTGAGCATGGGCATGAACGTCCCGCTTACAAAGAGTATGTCGAGTTTGCTCAGAAGGTTAGGCAAGCACAGGCAAAGGGTGAGGTTGGGCTTATTGCCCGTGTTCGCAAAGCGTCCGAGGAGAATTGGTCGGCGGCGGCATGGCTACTGGAACGTGGTCATTCTGAACGCTGGGGACGCAAGCAACAGATTACAGTGAAGGAACTTACGAATGAGCAAATTATCTCCCTACTTACGCAAGATTCTGATGGAGGAGGCACTGAAGAGGAACCTGAGTCCTGATGGTAAGACTGCTCTTAGCCCCTACTTCAAAGGGGTTGAGATGGGTTCACTCAACGACTATCACGAGTACCTGAAACTCACTCTTCCAAAGGGGTGGGATGCAAGTCCTCCTCACATCAAACTCATCTGTGAGCATATGGATGCAATCGACAGAGGTGAGATAGACCGCCTTGCCGTTTCAATGCCTCCACGTCATGGGAAGACCGAGACTATCACTGTTCGGTATGGAGCGTACTGTTTCGAGCGTGAACCTGACAGTAACGTCTTGGTTACAGCCTACAACGAACGTATTGCTAGGCGTTTCTCTCGTAAAGCCCGTGCGATTGTAAGTAATCGACGAGCATTGATGGAGAGTTCGAAGGCTCAGGACGAATGGGGTATGCCTGAGGGTGGCACATTCATGAGTCGTGGTGTTGGTTCGCCTCCTACGGGTGTTGGTTTCAAGCACATCATCATTGACGACCCTATCCGTAGTCGTGAAGACGCTGAATCGATTAATGCTCGTGAAAAGGCTTGGGACTGGTACACAGACGATATTTATACTCGTCTTGAGCCCGGGGGTGCGATGATTATCGTGGCTACTCGATGGCATCACGACGACATCATTAGCCGTGCTATCGACTCTGAGCCGAATCGGTGGACTGTCCTCAAACTTCCAGCCATTGCCGACGAACCAGATGACCCTCTTGGTCGTAATATTGGTGAAGCACTGTGGCCTGACCGTTACCCAGTTGACGCACTCGAACGTATCCGTTCTGTTCAGATGCAAAACGAAGGTGAGTACTCATGGCTCGCCCTTTACCAGCAAACTCCTACTCAAAGGACTGGCTCGTTCATCAAGCAAGACAAGATTACGATTGTTGACCACGGCCCGGATATTGCAAAACTGGTACGTGCATGGGACTTGGCATCTGTAAAGGGTAGTGGTGACTACACCGTTGGTATCAAAGCGGCACTTGATAAACAGGGTCGGTTCTGGATACTTGATTTGGTCAGGGGTCAGTTTGACGTTGAGGAGCGTGATGACCTAATCCTTAGGACTACTATCGCTGATGGACGTGAGGCAACGTGTCGTCTCCCGCAAGACCCAGCACAGGCTGGTCGTTCTCAGGCTAAGTACCTTCTGAAGATGTTGCATGGTTACAAGGTGTCGATTCATATGCCTAGTGGAAGCAAGATTGTCCGAGCCGAAGCATTGGTTAGTCAAATCAACAACGGGAATGTCTACATGGTCAAAGGTAAGTGGAATAACGAAGTTCTTGATGAGATGCGTATGTTCCCAATGGGAAGGCACGATGATGTTATCGATGCCGTTGTTGACGCTTATGACGAAGTTGTTCGGAGAAGGACGATGCAAGCCGTATGAGAAACTTCATTCCTCTTGCTCAAATCATTGATGTGTACGGAGTAATCGAAGACCTCGTGCTGAATGTCAAGTGTGACAGGATTGAGGTTGACTACGATGTGAATGCCGCTCCTCCAATAACCAACAGTGAATTACTGACGGTTCAACACTGGTATGTGACAGCGTGGGCGATGCATCTTCAGTTGACATCCCGTCAGCGTAAAGAGAAGCCTGAAGTTAGGGTTGGTAACCTGATGGAGTTCTCCCGTGAGTTTAAGCCTCATGGGAGTTCTGTAACTATTCCTGAAGGAACGCTTTGTCGAGTCGTGTTCCCACCCCGGAAGGTTGGATATGGGCTTGCGCCATCAACAGTCAGGGTATGTGTGGTTGATGACTACTTGACTGTGCCGCTTCACTTCTTGACGACGCTTTGGACACCATTACGCCCAGAGGATGCTCAGATGACAGCGAGTCGTAAGTGGCACGGTCGCCGTGAGATTAGTGATGACATTATGCGTATGTGGAGTCCTCTAGCACACAAGTGCCTAGCGTCTCATGTTGACGACGCACGAGCCCTGTCTAAGGTTTGTGCATATGGGAAACCAGTGACTCGTCAAGAACCATGTACCCAGCCTTCTCCAATTTCGGAGCATCAACAGGATTGACTACCCAGCATTTGCCATCAACAGCGAATGCGACAGACTTGACTATCATTCGGCGTGAGTATCGTACTGCTTTGTCAGGGCAGTCGAATACTACGGGCACTGAATAGAAGTCACTCGACTTCCAATTCTTCTTTCTTCTCATGTGTATACAGTAACACAAAATAATATGAACGTCAATAGTGTTGCAAACAAATAAGCATGATGTAATGCCCGAGTGAATACATACGAAGACTACAAGTACACGAAGGTTGGGTTACGGATGAACGTCGGTGTTTATCCAGTAACTGTAGCGATGTACAAGGATTATTGTCGGGATGCGTCAAAGCGTATGCCAGTTGTGCCGTCCTTTGGTTGGCAAGATGACCACCCAATGGTGAACCTGAATTGGTACGACGTGCAAGACTACTGTGTTTGGGTTGCGTCCAGATATCAAGACAAGGTTAGACTTCCTTACGACTCCGAGTGGACGCTAATTGCCCGTGGTGGGTTACATCCGACCATTGCTCCATATCCGTGGGGTGATTCATATACAGACACCGCAACTTGGACATCGGTGAGGAATAAGAAGTTCGGGACTGTGTCAGTAGCACGGACTCACAACACGTACCTGAATGGATATGGATTACTCGATGTGTCAGGCAACGTCGCTGAATGGCTACAGGACTCCAAGGACGGTCAGAAATGCTTTGCTACGGGTAGTTGGTACTCCGCTGAACAAACATACGGATTATGTCAATCTAGGGCGTACCAGACTCCTATCTTCAGGCGTGATTGGCTTGGGTTCAGACTCGTGACAATAGACACGTAAAACTTTTTTAATAATATTTGACTAAGTACTTGACAAGTATGTAAAGTGTATGCGATACTCTAATCAATCAAGTTCGAGGAGTAAGCAAATGAAAGTAACAACAACAATCACCAATGACATCAAGGTCGGTCAAGTAGCGGTTTGCACTGACTGTGGTCAGTTGGAGGAAATCGTTGAAGTGACAGACACTCAAGTCTGGACATACGAGGAGGGCGACTCCTACGAGTTCGAGGGACACGCTTGCTGTTTCGCTTGTACTGAGTTCCGCAAGGAAGAGGAGCGTATCCTCATGGCGAATGCCATCTGTGAGTACAAGGCACTCATTGAGTTGAGTGCATCTGAATAAATATTCTTTGCACACTACTTGACAACAGCCTTTTAGTGTGCAATACTATTGACAATCAAGTTCGAGGAGTAAACAAAATGAAGAACATCATTATCAGTGAGCGGGAAATGGCAAAAGCCCGCAAGTCGGTCAAAGACCGCATTCCAGCGTCGGAGCGACCGTGGGCACGTCCTACGGTATTCAAGAGCCGTAAGGCTTACACCCGGAAGGGTAACGGTGGTCGCAATGAAGAGTAGTCTTCTATTCATCGGGCGGGTCATCCTCGTCATCGCACTCGTCTGGTTCTTTATCGACTCCACACGGATTGCACTGAAGCATGAAGATGCAAAGGCGAAGTCAATAGCCAATCATTCGAAGGTGATGGCGGATGAAGCACCGGAGGTGAATTGATGGATGCACAATTAGTTGAGTGGTCAGCACTACGACATAGGCTGACAGAAAACGGGTTCAGCGTTGAACTTATCGAGGGGATAAATGCCATAGCGGACAACGGGCATTCACTTCCATTCCCTATGGAAGCAATAGCGACTCCATCAAGCCTCGTTTACCACGGAGGGAAAATCGCAATCTCTCCTACTTACAATGGTGAAGAAAGTGAGTGGCATATGTTCGAGACGTTGGAGGCTATGGGGTACGACTTGAACAAGAATATATACGTCATCATGTGAGCCTCTACAGGGCTCATACAGCGAGTTGAGGGTGAAGGGCAACTGATTATTCGGTTCGCTCTTTTTTCGTGCCTATTCTGTTGCGTGTATACCGACGGTTGCATATAGTACAGACATGAATATCATCAAGTTTCAAAGACTCTTGGACGAGAAGGTAAGTCTCAAAGCGAAGTTACCTTGTGGGACTGACTGTGAGTTCAAGGGCATTGTGTACAGTTTCGGTAAGGGCTACGGACTTGAGTTCGTGGGGGCTGATGGTAACGTGATGTTTATCAGGGCAAGGAATGCGAATGATGTCGCATGGGCTGACGATAACGTCGTGAAATTCATCGAGGGTTAGCAATGGCAATCTGGGAGCGGATGAAGGGGCTGTTTAAGCAAAGTGCCCCAGCGGGAGAACTTCCACTCTCCCGGAATCAGAGTCGTGTCGTAGCGAGGTATGGAAACGGCAAATTAACGAGTCTGATTACGACCCGTCTTCCAAACTCCACTCGTGATTGGGCTAAGGAGACTGGCGACCTTGGTCTGAACGGTATCGTAGCCATCGGTATCGACTGGTACGTCCGAAACTGGGGTCTATCAAAACCAGTAATCCGTCGTAACACCCCAAACACATCCGCTGACAAGTACGAAATTATCGACGAGCATCCTTGTCTCACCGTCATTAAAAACCCGTATCCGAATATACCGGCAAGCCGATGGTGGGGATGGATTATTCAGGATTACAAAGTTCTGGGTAATGCCTATGCTCGCATTATGCCTATAAGGGGTGCAAAGGACGGGGAACAAAGGTACTACCTTCAATATCTCCCCGGTGACATGGTTTCTCCTGAGGGTAATCAGACTACTACGACTGAGAACTTCGTGTACACGGTTGATGGGCGACAATTCATTATTCCGTCTGAGGAAATCATCCACTGGGCTTACCTTCGTGACCCAAAAGATATCCGCCTCGGGCGCACTCAACTTAGTGCCGTCTTGAAAGAGATTGCTACAGACAACCAGTCGTCAACAACGGCGTACGCCCTCGTCCGCAACAACGCAATGCCTTCTCTTATGGTTGGGCCTTCTCCCGGAGACATGGTTGAAATGTCTGTCGATGATGCTCGAACGATGAAAGATAAGTTGGCTGAGGACTTCACATCTGACTGGGCTGGTGGCATTGCTGTCATGACCGCCCCATACAACGTGAGTCGCTTGTCGATGAGTCCGTCTGAGATGAACCTCGATGGATTACGCCGAAAACCTGAAGAACGAATCAGTGCCGCACTAGGACTGAACTGTATGGTTCTGAGTCTAGGTGCTGGGCTCGAGCGTAACACTTACTCTAACTATGCTGAGGCTCGTAAAGCGGCTTGGGAAGATGGAATGGTTCCTCTTCAACAACAACTTGCTGACGTGCTAACACTGAAGATACTCCCACTTTTCCCAGACATCCAAGAAGGCGATGTTGTTGCATTTGATAACTCGAATGTGAACGCACTTGACGAAGACAATACGACAAAGGTTGCTCGCTCAACGTCTCTGTATGAAAGCGGCATTATTGACCGTGCTGAGGCTAGGAAGATTGTTGGCGAACTTGTTCAACCTCAGGACGCTGAAGTCTTCCATTCAAAGGGGCTTGGGCTCGTCGGTGGAATCATGCCAGCCGGGCCTGTCGTCAAATCAGTTGAAGTCAAGAGTGAAGATGTTGAGATTGACGAGGAGATTAAACTCGTCCAGTATGAGATTCGCTCCGCTGATACGTTTATCCCAACCTCGGCTATGGCAAGTGCCGCCCGTCGTGCTATTGCTTGGCGTGAAGAGGGTCGTCCCGGAGCAACTCGTGTAGGGTGGGCTAGGGCTAATCAACTTGTCAATCGAGAGAAACTCTCCACTGACACTGTGATGCGTATGTACTCATTCTTTGCAAGACATGAGGTTGATAAGCAAGCGGAAGGGTTCAGTGAGGGCGAAGAAGGATTCCCGTCCAAGGGTCGTGTGGCGTGGGATGCGTGGGGTGGAGATGAAGGATTTGCTTGGGCAAGGAGGATGCGTAATCGTATCTTGGCTAAGAGGGCTGAGGATTCCGCTTCTTCAGACGATGGTCTTGCCGCTAAGTCTTTCCACTCTCCTCTCTACTCCAGTGCGAAACAACTACAGCGTGACATACTCCGCCAAGAACAAATCGTAGTTGAGTCCGCACAGACGGCTTGGAGTAAGGCGTTTGCCTCAAGTCAGAAGATGGCACTGGAACTATCTGAGGGTATGACCAAGACTCAGGCGGCGGCACTGTGTAAGAAGCATATTGGGGCATTGGAGTCATTCACTGAGAAGGTGACTGAACTTACTGAATCTGGTCAGTTTAGTGTGGCTGAAACCGCATCTGAGGAAGTCAAGGATATGGCATTACTTCAGAGCCCAGATATCGAGTGGTCAGACGTAGATAGTTATGACATTAGTGATTTGTCAGGCGTTGCCTCTAGTGGTGAGTCAATTGCGGTGATGATGAATGATGTATTGACGACGCTCAAGAGGAGTGTTGGAGATGCGCTTGAAACAAGTGACCCAGCCTACATCAATGCCGTCCTCAATGGAATTAGGCTAAACGGTTTCAATCAGTACGAGAACATCGTGCGTAACGAAATGCTTCATGCCTCACGTTCGGGAGCAATGGTTGCTTATGCCAAGAACAAGTCGAGTGTCCTTGGTTACAAGCGTGTGTGTTCGGCGGATACCAAGACAAGTGCTGTCTGTTGGGGTCTACATGGTGTTGTCTCTCCTCTGAATCAGCATCCTCACGTCCATTCTCGTTGCCGCTGTGTTACCGTACCAGTCGTAGATGGAAGTGTTGATACTGACGTACCTACCTCTGAGCAACTGTTCATGGCACTGAGCCCAGATGAGCGTAAGAGTACACTGGGTAAGACTCGTTATGAGTATTGGGAGAACGGAACGCCATTGTCGTCATTTGCAACGACGTATATGGATGACACATGGGGGAACGTCGTCCGGTTGACACCTCTAACTGAACTTGTAGTGTCAAGTTGACAACGTGCAAAAACAACGTAATGTAAGTGAGACGGCTTGTGCCGTCCAAGTCCTTACGATGCATAGGATGTAGCATTGGATAACAACGGAACTAAGACAATGAAAGACTTACTGGTTACATTCGGTGATGAGGTCAAAGTCACGTCGAGTGGGAAGGTCAGTGGTTACCTAATTCGGTTCGGTGGAACGGACTTGGATGGTGACTTCTTTACCCAATCATGTGATTTTGGACGACCGACAAATGTTGGCGACTCCTTTAAGATGAACCTCTACTATGCTCATGGCATGGATGATGTCGTTGGCAAGGAAACTGTTGGTACTGGAAGGGTTGTCGTAAAAGACGCTGGTCTCTGGTACGAGGGTCAGATTGAGATTAGTGACGAGTACCGCAAGATGATTGCAAAACTCGGGCAAGAGGGTCGCCTTGGATTCTCCAGTGGGGCGGCAAGCCACCTCGTCGAGCGAAAGTCGGTTGGTAGCGCAAGCCAAATCATCCGATGGAACCTTGCTGAGGCAAGTCTTACTCCAAAGCCAGCCGAGCCTCGAAATATGGCGAGTGTCAAATCACTCAAGAGCCTTATGGCTGAAGAAGTCAAAGCGGCTCCGGACGACCTAAAGGTTGGAGACTTCGTTCAATGGTCTTCATCTGGTGGTAATGCCGTCGGACGCATTGAGCGTGTTGCCACAAACGGTCGAGTTACTCCTGAGCCAAGGGGTAATGAGATGATTGGTGTAGAAAGTGACCCAGCGTACTTAGTGCGAGTTATGTCCGATGATTCAGGTGAGATGGAAATGACTGGGATTACAGTTGTTCATCGAGCAAGGTCATTGACTAAGATTGAGAATCCGATGAAGTGCGGGATGGGTTATCCACGGCAGTCGAGTCCTCAAGTAGTTCTCGTACGCCCTAAACCGTACACTTATATGTTGCCTGTACGTGCGGAAGCACGAGGAATGAATACAATAACTAATAACGCTCCTATGTCGGAGGAAGAAATGATGCGTCGTCGTTACATGGTTCCACGGGAAGATTCGATGCAAGGCTATATGCCCGTCTTGCCTAATACGACCGCTTACCCTGCCGTCCAAGGCTATATGCCAATTTTGTCCCCGTCCACTCAGTACCCAGCAATGCAATCCATGGATGAGCCTTATGCTCCCCAAGGTTATATGCAAACTGTGCCAATGGTTGGCTATGGACGTTCAAATGCTCCTATGTCCGAAGACGAGATGATGCGTCGCCGTATGCGTTATCAGCCTGAGGTACAGGGATATATGCCTGATTATATGCAAGCAATGCAATCTCCATTCACCGCTTGCAAGATGTGTGGTCGTGGGATGCACAAGGGGATGTCGTTCTGTCCTTCTTGTGGGTCGGCACAGAAGAATGGTGAAGCACCGATGCCTATGGCTCGCCTACGTGGTGAGTCTGAAGAAGTCGTTGGCGAGATGATGCGTGAGAAGCCAGAACTGGAAGTTAATCCTCAGGTTCTCTCCACTATCCTCAGTCATTTGATGCAAGCATACTATGACATGATTCAAGCGTTGTCCGAAGGTGAGGACGAGGGTGCTTATGAGTCATATCATGGTAAGTTGATGAAAGAGTGGGATATGTTCCACGAGGCTGGCAAGTCGTTCTTGTCAGAGCGTGTTCGTCCACTAAACGAAGTTCAGTCGATTCCAGTGACTTTTAGCAAGTCTAAGCCATTGACTGTAAGTGAATTTGAGAAGCGTGTGCGTGATGCATTCGGACTCTCAAGACGAGAAGCAAAAACTGTTGCTTCTCATGGATGGAAAGCCCTGTGCGATGCAGGGGTTGCCGCACTGACCGATGAGGTCGAAAGCGAATCGAAAGCAATCATCTGGGAAGATGCTCCGCAAGTAGAAGAGCCAGTAGTACAGGATGCTCCAGTGAACGCTGAAGAGCCTGTAAAGAAGCCCCGTAAGAAACAGGTCGCTACGCCTGTTGCTGAACCAGTTGCTGAAGAAGTCGCTCCAGTGGAAGAGGCTAAGTCAGTCAATGAACTCGATGATACGGATGCTGATGACGATAACTCCGATGACAACGCTGACGAACCAGTCGTTGCCGCCGAAGTATCCGAAGAGGCAAAGGCAATCTCCGAAGCAAAACGTGAAACGCTCATGCGTAAACTAATGCTTCAGCAACTTGCATCACAGGAAGGTTAGTAAAGATGGATATCAACGCACGAATCCGCAATTACGAAGCACAAATTGCGGAAAACAAGAAGGTAGCCGAGGGAATCCTTGGTGACACCAATCTCTCGATGGATGACGCTCAGGAACTGATTGCAACGAACGATACGCTCCTTGCTCGCATCAAGTCCCTCAAGACGCTTGCTGGTCAGGCATCTGACAACTCCCTGCCTTACCCAGAGGTAAAGGAAGTCGAAGAGACTCCTGCTGTCAAGAACTATGACCGCACTGACGCAATCAAGGCGGCATCGTTGTCCGCTGTTCAGAAGACCGGCCCTTTCCAAGGTGAGACGAAGTCTGAGCGAGCATTGAAAGCATACCGCTTTGGTATGTGGTTCCTCGCCGGCCCTGCTGGTCAGTCCAAGGCTCAACGCTGGTGCAAAGAGCGTGGCATTGAAGTCAAGGGTCATGTCGAGAACGAGAACGAGGCTGGTGGATTCCTCGTACCTGAAGAGTTCCTGTCCGACCTCATTGACCTCCGTGAGCAGTACGGTGTGTTCCGCCGTAACTCCCGTGTCACCCCGATGTCTTCTGACACTCAGACTCGCCCACGTCGCAAGGCGAAGACAGTGCAATCGACCTCGCTTCCACGGTTGCTGATGAAATCGCATACGCATTCGCTCTCGCCGAGGACGGTGCTGGTTTCAACGGTGATGGTACTTCCACATTCGGTGGTATCGTCGGTGTCCGTGAGAAACTCAAGGGTCTCGACGCAACTCCAGCAAACATTGCTGGTCTTGTCGTTGGTACTGGTACAGGCTACGCCACCTCCTTCAACTCGTTGACGCTTGGTGACTTCCGCCGTATCGTTGGTCGCCTCCCACAGTTTGCTGACACGCCGAATGCTAAGTGGTATGTCCACCGTTCCTTCTACCATGAAGTTATGGTGCGCTTGGCTGAAGCAACCGCTGGTACTTCCAGTGTTGAAATCATCAACGGAATTGCTCGTACATACTTCCTTGGATACCCAGTGGAGTTTGCACAGGTTCTTCCAAAGGATAGTGCCGTCAGCCAAGTTACAGCACTCCTCGGCGACCTCCGCATGGGTTCCATGCTTGGTGACCGACGTGATGTAACCCTTGCACTGTCCGAACACGCGGCCTTCACGACGGACGAACTTACGCTCCGTGGAACACAGCGTTTCGATATCAACGTCCATGACGTTGGAAATGCTTCCTCTGTAGCGGCAAACCGTACGCCGGGCCCAATCGTCGGACTTATCACTCCGAATGCGTAGTGATTTGACATGGTGGGGGGTGAGTAATCACCTCCCACTGGAGAACTTCAATGATTAGTACAACTGACCAGAGAATTGTTCGAATCCTTTCCCCTCAATCAGGAACGGCTTTGACATCGTCTGAACTCGACACTGTCCAGAGCGGAATCAAGGCTGATTATGCCGTCATCTACTACATCCTAGGTGCAGTCGGTGCTGGTGGAATCACCGCTGGAAACTTCAAACTCCAGCATTCTGACGTATCCGGTTCCGGATATGTAGACATTCCTGCTTCTGGTAATGGTACTGGTGGTACGTTTGGTGTTGTTACATCATCGACTGATGACAACAAGGTTTACGCAATCAACGTAGATACTCGCAAGACTCGTCGCTACTTGAGAGTGACCTGTACTGCCGCCGCCGCTACCCTCGCTTGTGGAATCGCCATCCTCGAGGTGAAGGAAGCACCATTCACAGCCGCTACTCGTGGTGTGACTGGCGCAGAACTCCTCATCTAGTCCTTTTTGAGTGACCCCTTCTTAGTGAGGGGGTCACTCTGGTAACCACAATGATTAATTTCCTTGACCAGCGTATTGTTGGCATCACCCCACCTGCCGCAATCGTCAACAATGCGTCTTTCACGACGGCTGAAGTTGACTCGGTTCAGAATGGCATCAAGTACGACTGGGCATCCGTTTACGTGTATCTGGGAGCAACAGACGTAGCCATAACCTCATGTAAGATTCAAGAGTCAAATACATCTGGTTCTGGTTTTGTGGATGTAGTTGGAAAGCGGGGGGTTGCCTCCCTGTCTCCTACAGCCACTGATGACAACAGGTTCTTTGTCTTCCATATTGATATGCGACGTAGGCAACGCTACCTTGACCTAGTCCTAACTGTAGGTAATGGTGCTACTGGTGGATTTGTCACAGCATTCGCCATCTTGTCCCGTTCTAAAGAAGTTCCGTCAACTGCTCTACTCCGTGGAGCAAATGGTGGAGAGATGTTGGTAACCTAATGAAAACTCGTGAGGAAGTCGCCCTTGAAGTCGCACGTATGTGTGCGTCTGACAGACAGCCACAGTTGTCTACGGACGACATCCTTGCGGTTGTAGATGAATCAAAGCGGGGATTACTTTGGGAATCGTCCACGACGTATGTCATTGGAGATTTGATATTCCCCGCTACCTTCAATGGTCGTCTTTACAAAGTTACAGTGGAAGGCACTACCAGTACCACTGAGCCTGATTGGAATACATCTGGAAAGAGTAGTCTCACTACCGACAATGGAGTCGAGTTTCTTGATGTAGGCCCTTGTTACAAAGAGTTGTACGACATCAAACGAGCCGCTTGGCGTGGTTGGTTGATGAAGGCTGAACGGTGTGTTGAACTCACGGATGCATCAGACGGTAGCGTGAATGTGCGTATGAGTCAGTTGTATGACCAGTGCATGAAAGCGGCAAGCCGATATAGACCGATGGAGATAGTCTGATGCCATGTACCCTGACGAAACCCTAGCCCCAATCCGTGCTGAGATGGCACGTCGAGCGTTACCTACGACCGCTGATATCCTCCGGAACTCACCTCTTTCTGATGGTGTAGGTGGAGTGTTGACCGAGTGGCGTATCTCATCCTATTGCAAGTGCCGCATCAACCAGTCATCAGGCAATGAGTCTGTTCAAGGCGGTGTCATGCAAGCCCGTTCTAACTGGACAATCCGTGTGCCAATTGATACCGACGTACTTCCACGAGACAGAATCCGTGTAACGAGTGGGTCAATCGAGGGTCGTGTCTTTTCAGTCGAATCCGTTGACAATGGTCGTGATAATGCGTTGCTCCTGAGTCTGAGTTGCGACATCATGAGTGATGAGGATGGCGACCAATTATGAAAGACATAGCATACGGAAGGCTGATAATCATTGCTGTTGGTGCGTTCATGGCTAGTGCCGCTCCAGAGTTTGATGCGTGTTGGAAAGCCCAACACATTCCTGACACCGCTACGTTTGGTTCGATAATGAAGTCGTTCACCCTAGCGTCAATAGAGGGCATTCGTGCTGGGGTTCCAGCAATGGTCACGGCTATGATTGCATTCTTCATGAGGCAAGATTCTGATACACCAGCGTTCTCAGTTGGCTCCATCAAGAAGAAGACTGAGAATGAGATTAATACCGCTCAGGCACAGAAGGACTCTGAGAGGTATGTAACAGTTAGTTCAGCAACGAGGGACGTATGAAAATCGAAGAACTCGGAATCAACGTAGGGCAAGCGATTGCTGGGTTCGTTGGTTCTCTGATTATGGCGAGCAAGGACTCAAGTAAGAACCTTGGAGCGTCTTTTGGGTCTGTGGTTGCTGGCACTGCATCGGCGACATACCTAACTCCTATCGTTGCCGATATGCTCCACGTCAAAGACGCTAAGTATATGCTTGGGTTTGCATTCCTTCTAGGTGTGCTTGGTCTCAAGGGGGTTGAACTTATCCTCGAGAAGTCTGGCATAGCAAAACTCAACATCAAGTCTGAGTCGAAAAAGGAATCGTCATGAGTATCTGGACATACGTTAATTTAGTGTCTTCAACTATGATTGCCATCTCTGTCACTGGATTCATGTTCTTGGTTCAGCATGAAGAGTCTCCTGTGCAAAAGATGAGTTTCTTTATGCGGTCATGGATTCGGTTGAGCCTGATAGCGATGGCGGCAGGTGGGTTGTTCAACGTCATTAGCCTGTCAACTCCGCACTGGTCTGAGATACTACTCAACTTTGGGATTGGGCTCCTCTTTTCATGGGCGTTTTACTGGCACAGGCTCAAGTGGATTGATAATGAGGCAGTCAAGGCGTAATGCAACAGATTCAGATTTTGTCATTGTGGGTTGATGGTAACAACTGGGTTGTGCAAACTGAGCCCGGGACTTATATGTATGTCCCTCGTGCCAATCCTGCTGATGAATTGAATAGTGACGGTCTGTTGTACTTCCTGTCGTCGTATGTCGAGCGTGTCCAAAATGATGCGGTTGGTAATACCATTGTGATTGACCCCACGTCTGACAACATGGTTCGTGTCGAGCCGATTGCGTAAGAGGTACTCGGATGGCATCAGTATCGTATGACGGGTGGATAACAGTTCCGTTTGGTTGGAATACTCCGGTTGATGGCGGTGCGATTACATCTACGGCTGTTGCCATTGGGAACAGTGCCGCAATTAACTCAGTTGGATGCGTACTGTATGCGACTGAGACGATGACTGTCACGAACATAGCGATGTGTTGCACGGCTACTGCTGGAACAGTTACCGACAAGACAATCGTCGGTGGTGTATACACTCTTAACTCAGCGGGGTCTCCTGACTTCACGTCAGGGTTAGTTGGTAGTACTGGTTCAGCAACTTTTAGTGGTGCGACGGGTATATATAACTTGTCTGGTATCAGTGCATCAATCACTAAGGGTACTCGGTACTGGTTCGGCTTCACTGCAAATAACTGGGCTACTGGTAACTCGGCTACGTTTAGGACTTCTTACACCAGTACACTGACTACTAGTCAGCAGTTCGAATACCCCGCATCTGGTCTCACTACTGCCGTCACCAAGGCTACTGGTCATCCTGCTGTCATGTACTCGGATGGTACAAACTGGTATGGGTTCCATCCGCTTGCATCAACTCATCAGACTCTGGTGTCTTTCACTGGAACGACTAACACCGAATGGGGTGTGTCATTTCAGATGCCTAGTGGAATCTCGTACAAAATCAAGTCAATCGTTTTTCACGGGCACTTACCTGACAACGCAAGAAGTAACTCTTTTGAACTTAGGCTTTACGATACTGATGGCACAACGATATTGGACTCAGTTGCTTACGACAAGCGTGTGGCTAGAGACTCTGCTGCTTTTGCCATAGGTGTGAGGCAATACGCTTTCGATGCGTGTCCAGTTCTACAGGGCGGGACTAAGTACTATGTTGTCTACAGTGATTCGCTGGATGACACGAATGATTTCCGTGTAGCCAACATTGGCTCAACTACATTTGACAGCGTCTTCGAGGGGCTTGTGGCAAAGCAAGTGACTCGTAACGCTCGTGCATCGGGTGCGTTTACCGAGACGACAACTCAGATACCTCAATTCACGGTCTTCATTGACTACTTTGATACGCCATCGACTGGAGGATTGATGGTTCATCCGGGGATGGCTGGGGGGCTTAGAGGATAATGGCGGCAAGTACATTCCCTCACTGGATTAGCCTTACTCAACAAGAGCCTTTTCGTGGAAACGTGGCTTGGTCAGTTACGACTGGTACTGTCGGGCCTGCTACTGGAAACGTCATTGGTGGCACGTTTATTGCTGAGGAAACAGTAACTGTTGACCGCATTCTCATTAACGTCACGGCTGTTACTGGGACACCCGGTACGCTTCTTTATGGCATATACGCCTCTGGTACTACGGTTACGCCGGGGACTGCCATCAGTACCGCAACTAATGCTACGGCGGCACAGACAACTGGATGGAAAACGCTCACTGGCTTGAGTGCCTCGCTGACTAAGGGTTTAACGTATTTTGTCCAGTTCGGCCCGAATGCGGCTTGGGGTACAGGTAACACGATTACGGCTCCACGTCTTCACTCTGGTCACAGTCAGTGGAGTGCTACTCACAGAAGTGTCTACGCACTTTTAGGTACTACTCCGAGTGCTAGTTACGCTGGATTTGCATACGGAACTTCATCTATTTGGTATGGATATCCAAGGTTCGAGGCTCAGACTGATGACGCTATTGGCTCTGGTGGGACAAACACTCAGATTGGCATTTCTTTCACGATGCCAAGTGGTGTGTCATACAAGATACGCAGTTTGATGGTTTCGGCGTTTAGGTATGGATTCACGACTCCTACGGTTGGCTCATTCATTCTGTATGACTCTAATGGCACTACAGTACTTGATAGCACTACTATTGACTTTGCTCAGACTCGTTCTGGGGTTCAGACTAGAGATACATTCAGGTTCTTCCTTGATGCTTGTCCGGTTCTGACTGGAGGTACGAAGTACTATCTTGTCGTCCAAAGCAATGGCGGAGCGAACTTGGACATGAGGACTTTATCTGTCAACGCTACCTCCTACTGGGATGCCGCTGGTACGCATGGTTCAACTCTGGTAACACGTAGTGGTAACACTGGTGCGTTTACTGAGACAACGACGAAGCGTGTGTGTGGCGGTGTCGAGATTGAGTATGTTGATACCGCTACAGCCGGTGGTGGAATCATAGTGCCTCAAGGGATGTCGGGAGGAATAAATGGCTAAACTAACTGTAAAGGCTGGGTCTACAAGTAGGCTCGAACACGTCTTCATCCTCGATAGTACATCCACGACTGGTGCTGGTAAGACGGCACTGACGAACGCATCTGTCACGGCTTTCTACTTCCGTCCCGGAGACACAACAACTACTGGTCGAAGTATTACTCTTGCATCAGGAACTCTTGGTACATGGTCGTCTGGCGGGTTCATTCAGGTCAATGCGACAGATATGCCCGGGCTGTACGAGATTGGCATCCCCAACGCTGTCTTTGCCGCTGGTGCTAATCACGCCGTCGTCATGATTAAGGGTACGGGTATCGCTCCTGTCCTTCTTGAGTATGACCTTGTTGCATATGACCCACTAGATGGTGTCCGTCTTGGATTAACAGCACTTCCAAACGTCGCATCCGGTTCAGCGGGTGCAATCATCACGAGTGGTACTGGTACGGCTCAGTTGAACGTCACCTCAGGGAACATCGCTGGCTCAGTGGCTTCCGTGGCGACGGGTGGAATTACATCTGGGTCTTTTGCTACAGATTCGATTACGTCCACGGCTCTTGCCACAACGGCTGTTGCTGAGATTGCTGATGGCGTATGGGATGAGGATTACTCGGGGCACACGACTGCTAGTACGTTTGGTAAGTTGATGGATATCATTCGGAAGTCCATCTTCATCACCGAAGGTACAGTTGCCGCATCTGGAGCCCCGGCTAACTCAGCGACATACTTCAGGACAAACCTTACGTCCTACTCGACAGGTGTGTTTGAAGGACAGGTTATGTACTTCACAAACGGAACGTGCATCGGTCAGTCGTCGAGCGTAAATACTTTCACCCAGACGAATGGTGTTATTACTGTGTTGGACGAATTTACGACTACTCCTGCCTCAGGAGATAACTTCGTGATTATCAACAGTAGTCATGTGCTTCAACCACATGAGATTGCGGATGGATTCCTTCGGCGTAAACTAGATTCATCAGGCGATGGAAATGGAACGCAAGAGGAACGAACAGTTCTATCAGCGTTACAAGTCTTGCGGAATGCCAGTGCAATCTCGGGAAGCACTCTAACGGTGTATAAAGAGAACGACACTACTGCCGCTTGGACAGCGGCTGTGGCAAGTTCGGCTGGAATGAATCCATTGACGGGTATCGACCCAACTTAGGAGTGAAAGTAAATGTCGGCTTTTTCGAATTATCTTGAAGACAGAATTATCAACTGGGCGTTTGAAGGAGGAGTCGGACTTGGTACGGCTCCTACGAACCTATTCATTTCCTTGCACACAGGTGACCCCGGTGACACAGGTGCAAATGAAGTTGTAGTTGGTAGTACTAACTATGCTCGTATTGGTGTAGCCGCAACGACTGGGTGGAACACTACGACGGCGGGTACAGCACAATCAACAAACGTCAACGAAATCGTATTCCCTGCATCTGGTACGGTGACTTGGTCTGGTTCCATTACTCACGTTGGAATTTGGGACGCTGTCACTGGTGGAAACCTATTGTTCAATGGTGCTATCTCACCAACAAAGAACGTGTCATCTGGTGACGTATTCAAGTTCCTCGCTGGACAACTTACGGTCAGCATCACCTGATGTCTTGGGTTAGTGCGTTCATTAAGAAGAAAACTGGAATCCCTGAAATCAACCTTCAGGGAGATGCTCTCGTGGAAGCGATTGTCAGTTCAATCTTGAAGATGCCCGTAGAGGACGTTCAAAAGATTCGGGTAGTAGTTGATAAGGCTTTGGTAGACAAGAAGCCTCTATAGGCAAAATAAAGGGCTACAGGGGGCATCCTGTAGCCCTTTATTGTTACTTGGACGGTACGTCTAGCCAACATACTGGGTTGAGTCCAACCCACATATCAAGCACCTCAGAGTGCTTCTCTTGAAACTCCGTGTAGTACTTGCGGAGTGCGTCCATGTCGTTGTACTTCATGTACATCTGGGCGTTGACTACGAACTCCTGAAGGAGACGGGCTCGCTCGGCGAGCAACTCAACTGGCATGGTGTCTAGGGTCATTTCGACTCCTCCTCATTTGCAAACAGTTCGGCGATGCGGGTGAACAATTCAACCTCGCTCATCATTCCTTGGCGATACCACTTGGTGTATGTGGCGATTGCCTCTTCATTTTTCCTAGTGGTGACGACCTTGATGTTCAGGTCAACCAAGGCTCTTACAGTTGTCATCTTCATTTTCATTTCCTCCGAACTTGATGTAAAGAGTATTGCACACACTAAACGTAATGTCAATAGAGAATGCAAACTATTTTTAGAAGTTTGACCTACGTCCTGTTGATAGGAGGTAGTACTTCTTGCACAACCGACGGATGAGGTCTTCTACCTCGATACGGCGATATACCTTGTTCCACTCGATTGCCTCATCGAGTACCGACGCTATGGTGTCGAGGTCGGTGTCGTGCATCAGGCTATTTGCTACTTTACTTTTCATTTTGCCAATCCTTGTGCGTATGCTTCCAGTGCGACGAGTGACTTGAGGGTGATGTATTCACCGTTCATTGTTACGAGGTAACCATCTTGTTTCTTCAACTTCATGGCACGTCCGCCGTTAGCGGATACCTTTGCGATTGCCATTTGCTTGCGTTGCATAACTGTCATTGTGTTTACCTCTTCGAACTTGATGTCAATAGTATTGCTCAGGATATTGAGTATGTCAAGCCCAATTTGAAAATCTTTTCAACAATGTTGACAAATGGTTTTTAGGCGTTGTATTATTCCGGTGTCAGTAATGTGCTGATGAATCAAGTTCTGCCCCTGTACGGGGCTTGTGGAGGCTCGTGGGATGATAGGAAAGAACAGTGTGGACTCAACCACCAAGATGATGGTTGACTATTGCTTGGAGTCACTCAATGTTGTCAACCGGTTAGAGTCGATGATGATTGCTAATAATCACCATATGGATGATATTGACGATATCCGTGAACTTCGGAAGAGTGTTCAGTCATCAATGCAAATTGCATCGGAGATGTATGCTCGCTCACAACAGTCTGTTGCAAGTGGCAAGGCACTCAACCAGAATGTCTTTAGGCGAGCAACGAGGTTACTACAAGGTAGATGAAATTCAGTCAAGCATTCAAGAGTGCGAACAAGGACGGTATGGGTATATACCGACAAGGGTGGGGCTTGAGAGCCCTTTGTTATGTCGTCGTTGATGACTTCATTTTGGAGAACTATAGTGACGACACAAAACGTACTCTAACGCTGACATATAGGGATATCGTTGCCACAGACTGGGAAGTGTGTGACAGGGGTATGGCAAAGTTAATCAGGTTACAAAAATGACACTAGCCCTCATGAAAACATGGGGGTTTTTTGTTGTGTGAAAGGCTAAAAATGGTGCTTGTCAATAATGCAACTATAATACTGAATACAGGAGGCGTGTATGAGTCGTGCGATTGCGTTGTTGGCGGCAAGTAAGGCGGTAGCGAACGTCGGGACACTTGAAGAGGGTGACAATCGGGGTAAGGCGGTCGAGGCGTATCAGGCTTCGTGTAAGCCACCAATCCCACCGGGCTCCCCTTGGTGTGCGGCTTTTGTTCGGTTCCGCATGAAGAGTGCCGCTACTGAACTAGGTATCACTTACGATGCAACTTTCCCTCGCTCCGGTTACACTCCAGACTGGAGTGGATGGGGCAAGAAGAACAGTAAATGGGTCAGTGCATCTGATGCAAAGGCGAATCCAGCCAAGGTTAGAGTTGGTGACTGTGCGTTGTTTTACTTCTCCCAACTGGGGCGAATCGGACACATTGGTATCGTTGTTGAGGTTCACGACTGGGGCGTATGGACAGTCGAGGGCAACACATCACCCGAGCCATCTGATGACACCTGTGTTGAGCGTGATGGAGACGGTGTCTTCAAGAAGAAGCGCAACTGGTCAGAACTCGGTCAGTTTGGTGGATTTGTACTCGTGGACTTCTGATGTTCGACCAAGCCCTACTGCCGCTTATAGAGAATGCAGTCCGAAAGGCTCTTCTCTTGTCGGCGTTCAAGGGTATATGCTCCAAGGTCACGGCTGAGGCTCTTGTCAAAGAGGAACTCATCGCCGTGACTTGGTGTCCCACTGGTCAAACAGCAACGATAACCATCGAACTTATTACTAACGAACTTCAACCCAAGGTCATCTTTGCCGCTCATATCATCGTGCATGACGACGAGGAGATGCCCATCTACTTCGTTACTAGGGCTTGGAAACTTGCCTACATACATGAACTCGAACGGCTTCATCGCTCAGAGGTCAGGAATAAAGCAAGAAAGAACACTTGACAACTGTTTTTTTATGACCTATTATCAATCCAAGTGAACCTCCTAGCACGGGTGATTCACCGCAAGCACTATTCACTAAAAAGACTGGCTGTTTGCTGAGGGTACTATGTACGCTCCCCGTGCGGAACTTGATTGGCGTTAAGGGCAGAACCTTCCGGGGTGATGCCCTTACGTCGTTTTTGGGTCATCTATTTTCAATAATATTTGAAATAGTTGTTGACAAGTCTATTTATTTGTGCAATACTATAGACATCAAGTTTGGAGGAGTCAACAAATGGAAGTCAAGTTTGTTAACCTGACGGGTCTCACTGTTGTTATTCGTAGTGGAGAATCTGAAACCCGTATTCCAGCATCGGGCAATATCGTGGTTTGTACAGGACTTGTCGAACGTGCAAGTATGAACGGAATAAGGATTCGGAAGCGAGTTAGTCATCTTAGTGCTGAACTTCCTAAGAGGAAGAAAAACACGTTCTTCATTGTAACGAGGGATGTTCATAAGCATCCAGATGCTCATAGGGCGGATGTGTTGACAATGGGTGATTGCTTTTCATACCCTGAAGATAAAGAAAACACATATCGTTGTGCTGGGCTAATCACTCACTAGCCCGGAGTCATAAAAATAGGGATACAGGTGACGAGCCCGTATCCCTATTTCCATTTGGTTTGTTGTTGTTCTTTTTGAGTGTCAGAGTTGCCTCCGCACATCAGAATGTTACCACTTGTTCCGGGTTCGGATTACACTGAGTCATGGCTGACATAGAACCAACTATTGGCCCTGCTTTTTACTCATACTTCCGCTGGTTCCTTCGTTCATTTGGAGCCACTGGTGGAGGTACGGTACACACTACCTCGGCTAGTCTCAGCGGGGTGGCTAGTGTCGTGGCGGTGTCGAGCCTGTTGGTTGTCGGCTCGTCATCTTCCTCAGCCGTTGCGTCTGTTACAGCCCCAGCGTCCGTTTTGCGTACGCCGTCATCCTCAATCAGTGGGGTTGCGACGGTCACAGGGACAGGTAACCTCGTCGCCCAGCCGACCTCATCGTTGTCTGGTGTGGCAACGATTACTCCTGTTGGTCAAGTTATTGCTCAACCGACATCATCTATCAGTGGTGTAGCGACTACTAGTGGGGTTTCATCCCGCCTTGTCCTAGGGATTTCGTCAATCTCAGGTGTCGCCTCTCTGAGTGCCGTTGGTAACTTCATTACTCCATCCACGTCATCGATATCTGGCGTGGCAACCATGTCCGGGGTTGGTCTGAATAACGCACAGCCATCGTCGTCATTGACTGGTGTCGGTGCGGTCAGTGGTGTTTCGAACGCTGTGTTCGGCGGTGTTTCATCGCTTAATGGTGTCAGTACGATTTCGGCTGTGCCTCAAAAGACAAATGGGGCTTCATCCTCTATAAGTGGTGTTGGGACTCTTAGTGCCACAGGTAACTTCGTAGCCCAGCCATCATCTTCGATATCAGGTGTTGCATCAACCAGTGGTGCTTCGACTTACATTGCGGGTAGTACGTCCTCAGTCACGGGCGTTGCAACGCTCACCGCAATCACATCTTCTTTGCAAATTGGTCAAGCATCACTGAGTGGGGTTGGTTCCATCGTTGGTAATGCGACGAATCTGATGACTCCTTCAGGTTCGTTGACGGCATTCAGTAGTGTGACCCTGATAGCAACAAATGAACTCCGAGCATCAGCGTCTCTGTCTGGTGTCGGTTCTGTAAGTGCGACCGGAAACACTATCTCTGTCCATTCATCATCACTAAATGGCGTAGGGACGGTAAATGCTGTCGGAAGTGAACTCAACCTATCCTCAGCCTCACTGAGTGGAGTATCGTCCGTATCCAGTGTCGGTAATGCGGTATTTGCTACGACTTCATCTAGTTCTGGTGTAGCCTCGATTACAGGTGCGGCAACAAATGTAGTCACGCCGTCTTCGTCGCTAACTGGTGTCGGTTCTATATCCAGTGTTGGTAATGCAATCTTTGCCACAACATCTTCACTGAGTGGCGTGGCAACTATATCGAGTAGTGCCAGTGTCCAGCGTACGCCATTGGCATCTATTAGTGGCGTTGCAACAATGTCAAGCGTCGGTAACGTCATTACCGCATCGACATCTTCGATTAGTGGGGTGGCATCAGTATCGGCTGTTGCAATCAAATTTGCTCAACCGACGGCAACGATTGCGGGTGTGGCGAGTGTATCTGGAACACCTTCATATACTGCTGGCACAACTTCGTCATTAACTGGTCTTGCAACACTTGTTGGTCAAACTGCTACTACGGTTCTTGGTTCGGCGAGCATCAATGGTGTTGCATCAACATCTGGCTCAGGTAGTGTCAATCATCAACCAGTATCGTCAATCTCTGGTATCGCTACAGTCACGGCTTCTTCTACATACATCGCTGGGACTACTTCCTCGTTGTCTGGAATTGCAAGTGTCTCTAGTTCTGGGGTGCGACAGCAAAATAGCGGGTCGTCGTTATCGGGTGTTGCATCAATCACCGCTAATGCCGTTTATATATATGGTTCGACCTCTTCACTATCTGGTGTAGCAACAATCTCAGCGGTTGGCATCCCAGAGAAACGTGGTTCTTCATCTATTTCGGGTATCGGTACGGTCACTGCTGTTGGGAACGCTGTCTTCGGTAATGTCACGTCTCTGACGGGTATCGCATCAATCAGTGCGGTCTCACAGACAATCGATGGGGCTTCCGCTTCTATTAGTGGTGTAGCGTCGATTAGTGCCGTCGGTACTACGGTCTCTCAGAACATTGTCACGGGGTCAGCATCCATCACGGGAATTGCCTCGGTAACTTCTGTTGGTAGCATTGAGGATAGGGCTACAGCAAGCATAACTGGCGTAGGGTCAACGGTTGGCACTGGTCAAGTTATTGCTGGTGCGAACACATCACTTGTTGGCGTTGGAGGTATAGCGGCAACAGGTCGGTCTGTCTTTGGGACAACGTCGTCTCTGAGCGGACTGGCTACCATTTCAGCCGTAGCCTTTGTCCAAGGTGGTGTAACAGCATCCTTTACTGGTGTTGCTACCATCACTGCAACCAGTAGCATTGAGGACAGGGCAAACGCTTCTATAACGGGTGTCGCTACTGTTACTCAGAATGGTGGGCTTGAGCATCGGGTCTCTTCTTCACTCAGTGGCATTGCAAGCATAGTGGCTAATGCGACCAAGTTGATGACTCCGGTTGCTAATCCTACTGCGTTTGCCAATGTATCTGTAGTTGGAAGTATTGGGACATTCGGCTCGGCGAGTATTACTGGAATAGCAACAGTTACCTCGCAAGGCAATGTCATCTATGCGAACTCTCGTACTCTCAGTGGGGTTGCGACTATCACAGCGGTTGGGTCGAATATGTATGTTCCGACTTCATCGCTCGCTGGAGTCGCCACTGTTGCCGCAGTAGGTCAATCAAACGCCCAGCCGACTTCTTCGCTCACGGGTGTGGCAACCCTTTCAGCGGTAAGTTCGAAAGTAATCGGTGCAACCTCATCCCTATCTGGGGTGGCAACTATATCAGCGTCACCAACTGTCTTTGTTCAGTCAGGCACATCTTCGATAGTTGGTGTTGGAACTGTTAATGCAAATGCGTCAAAGGATTCATTCGCAACAGGCTCGATTACAGGTGTCGGCTCGATAACAGCCAACTCGACTATAGTTCAGTCGTCAAGTGCTGGATTGAATGCGTTCGCTATCCTCACTGGATTCCCGGGGCAACAGACATCAGGTTCGGCTTCCATATACGGAATCGCCTCAACGGATGGGATTGGACGTATCGTCGCTCAACCTTCTTCTACGTTGGTTGGTGTTGGGACGTTGCTTGGCAGTGTAAACAGCCTGATATTGGGCTCGTCCGGTATGACGGCAACAGCGTCTCTGTCGTCTACGGCTTCCGTGCAAGTTGTTGGTAATGCTGGTCTTTTGAGTTTGGCGACTATAAACGCCGTGCCTGACACTACATTCCCAACGGCTTCATTGGTTGGGCGAGCATCATTAACAGGCTCGTTGAGCATAACTGAGTTCGGTTCATCATCGATTGTTGGCATAGCACAAGTATCCGCCATAGGTTCAGTGCAACGCAATGGTGTGTCTAGTGGGATAGTAGGCGTTGCTCAAGTGGCGAGTACATCGCTCGCAATTCACTTCGGTTCAACTTCGCTACCTACAGTGCCTCCACTCTTCTTGCCTAGAACGAGTCTAACTGCCGTAGCAAACCTTTACGCAACTATCACGACACCAACTGGAATAGTATTCCGACGTACACTTGGAGAGAGAGTTATGACAAGGCAGGAACACAAATGCTGACACTAAAAACAGGAAGCACGGGAAAGGTCATTCCATTCCTTCTTATAAATTCCACTGACCATATCACCGGGGCTATCAGTAAGACTCCTGTTGTCCTCATAAGTAAGAATGGTGGCAACTTCATCACTCCTGCTGGAAACATAACCGAGATGGGATACGGTTGGTATAGACTAGCACCGACAGCAACGGATACTGACACGGCTGGCTCGCTGGTTGTCCATGCTGAGGCTCCGGGTGCTGACCCAACTGACCGTGAGATTCTGGTTGTTAACTACGACCCATATGACTCGTCCGACTTGGGACTTAGCGACATCGGGGCATACGACTTGCGTATGGGGCCTTTCAAACTCAACAGTGCTGGTGGGGTTGGCATCAAGGATGTCGCCATCGACATCTTCAAGGGGGCAAGCCATGACATCGAACTCATCCTTCTTGACAGCGAAGGCGGGGAAGTCTCGATTGCGAATACCACGTTATGGGTTCGTGTCGTCAGTGCCGCTGGTACGACCTACCCGACACAAGGCACGATTGTCTATGCACCGGGAGGAAGGCTTACCTTTCCTCTCCTCACCTCGTACACGAATGTCGCTGGGACATACAAAATCTATGTTGAGCGGAATGGTGGTGAAGATGACGTACAAATCTTTGGCCCACTTCGAATGGTAGTTAGGTCACTCTAATGGCAACTTATTATGTAAGACAAGACGGCAACGACTCGAACACAGGGCTTGGTTCAACTACCGCTCTTGCTTGGCAATCGCTTGACAAGGCTCTTAGTGCAACGGGTATTGGCTCTGGTGACACGTTGTGGATTGCTCCGGGTGATTATCGTCGTGCAACAACACTAACAGTCAACGGGACGTATACAACTGAGACGTTTATCAAGGGTAATCCAAGTGCGTCCCAATTCCCCGGTATGTCTGCCGCACGTATTCTCATCAGTAACCGCCTTGGGAGTGATACTGGCACTGCTACTGGTACTCAGTCTCAGATGATTGACTTGAACTCCAAGAACTTCATGACTTGGGAAGACATTGTGATTGAAATCGCCTACCTCCAACGACAGGCGTTTCATGCAAGGACATCGACAAACCTGACGTTTAGGCGATGCGTTTTTCTTGCAACTGGACAGCAACAGCAAGACATATTTGTCGTCACTCACGCTCCATCCGTGACTAGGAATATCTTATTCACTCAATGTGTCGCCGGTGGACTAGGACTTCAGGGTTTTTGGGGTGACAATCAGAATGTCGTTCCTGCCGCAAACTACACGTACAACATGACGCTTGACAGATGCTTCAATTTGAGTTTCACTGTCGCTAATTCTAGTAATTACACATTTGGGCCTCAAGGCTTATATGTGGTCAACTGTTATTCTGGTGCCAGTATGCAAAATGCAAGAGGAAATGTAGTTTTACGCAATTCAGTCTTCTGGCAAGGTAATCCTTATGCTCAGGGGGCTTCTGGTACTGGGATTATGGAATACTCATCTGTTGTGTCTCCTAGTGGATGGGGTTACGCTTACGGTGCTGGGAACGTAGATGACGGATTTGTATTCCCGGGTGCTGAAGGATTTATACAACGACTCTATCAACTTGGTTCTTCTTATCCAGACCCTTGGTACAACTCAAATCCATTGCTTAAAAACGGTGGAACATTGGCTGGCACAGTTATCCCAACCCTTGCCGGTCGTCCCGGTTATAGTGACACTGGCACACCACTAACGGACATCTATGGCAATCCGTGGGATGGCAATGGCACTCCTCATATCGGATTCGTCAACAACTACTCGACAACAGTCACCAACGTCCCGTACGTGCCTTCTGAGAACATTGAATCAATGATTACGGTTCCAGAGGGGGCAACTAGTCAAACGATTTACATCTCGCTCGGTTGGACGGGGTTGACGCACACAACAACTGGACTCAACCTTTCTTACACTCGTGACAGGTCAGCAAGAGTTGCAATCACTCCGGTAGCACAGACTGTTACAGGGGCTTGGGTTAGTGGTGGGTTCTGTGAGGTCGATGCGGTCAACCAACCCGGCTTGTACCGCCTCGATGTCCCGAATGCCGCTTTTACGTCCGGTACGACGGGCGTGGTCGTGACTGGCAAGGGTGTCGGATATGCCTTATCCATCACTCACATCCGTTTCTCGGCTCCAGCACCACTCATGGTTCGCATGGGTACGTTCAAGGTCACTCGTATGCGTGGCAACCGTGTTGAGGACGACATCATTGACGTTGTCCAAGGGTCTGAGCATGACATCGAACTCGCACTGGAAGACGCTGATGGAGTCTCTGTGCCACTCACGGGGGCATCAACATCCGTAAGCATCGCTGATAGTAGCGGTACGGTCACATCGGCTACCACTACGACTCTCTACGGCGACGGTGGTCGGTTGTCTTTTAGGTTGTCAACGGCGTACACCAACGAGCCCGGAACGTACAAGGTTTACGTCAACCGAACTGATGACGACGGGACTCAGGTCTTCGGGCCTCTGAGAATGGTAGTTAGAAGCCTCTAGAATGCCCGTACAGGCGTTTTACACTTCATGACGCATCTTCGTTGGTTGAAAGTAAAAAGCCCCCGTTTTGGGGGCTTTGTCTTAGTATCCGATGATTCGATGAACCTCACGCTCTGAAAGATTCTTCCAATCGTGAACATAGTTCATTGGGAAATCCATCATCACTCCTGATGGGAATAGCGACTTAGGGTCGCCAATCATCACCATCATCACGAATCCGTTGTCCGTGAACTTTGCTCCACACACCTCAACGGATGCACCTTCCCAAGACGTGTACTTGATTCCATCGAATGCGACCATTTCCGTATCCTCCAAACTTGATTGATTAGAGTATTCATTTGCTCCCCCGCCTTGGCGATGTCCTTGGCTAGGGCGACCAACTGGTCTGTGAAGAATCGCTTCTCCTGTCCCATCATCATGAAGATTTCGTATGCGGCTCTATCCGCCTCTGACTGATTGCCAATCACTTGGTCACCTCCTTCTCAAACATTCCCCATGCACGATTGTTGAGTTCTTCGATGAACTTGCCAATCTCGTCGTTTTCACGAGTGTTGTTCCACTCGGTGAGGGTTTCTACCGTGCGGACTACGGTATCGAGGTCGTAGTCACCGAAAAGGGTGTTGAGGGCGATTGCCTTCATTGCGGTTGCGTCCAACTTGTGGATGATTGTCTTGATTTCTGTGGTCATTTTTGTTTCCTCCGAACTTGATGTAAAGAATATACTACACGTAAATAGCGTTGTCAAGTGTTTTTAGACTATGTTGTAAAAATATTTTTGTAATACTATTGAAAGTCATGGCGATAGTAATGTGTGTTCGGATAGTCTGTCAGGGCTACAATCAAGTCGGAGGTGTGTTATGGCACTTATTAATTTCCCGTATACGGTCAATTCGACACGACTAGTAGACATGAACAACAACTCTTGGTACATGAGCGTCATGGTGAATGACGGGACTGACTTGGAGAAGGTCTTTGATGGCTTTTATCCAACTGAGGCTGAGGGGCAAGCGGTTATCGATGAGATAGTCTCTGGAGCCTCTACAACGCCCGTACAGCCTCCTGTAGCACCAGAACCTGTAAACGTACCAGTGGCTGATACTGGTTGCAAGAATTGCGGAAAGACAACATATGACCCAAAGGCAAGTGTTTCGAACAGTGGAACTGGAACAGGGGACGCAGGAGTGGCTTGACTGGCGTAAGCACGGTGTGACAGCGACTGAGGTTGCTTCGGCGGTAACAAAGCACAACTTCGATGACATCGTTAATGACAAACTTGGACTGACACCACCTTGGAATCCTCCACACGCTGTGAAGATGGCTATGGAGGTCGGGACTATCCTTGAGCCTTATGCCCGTAACTATGCGAGCAAGACTCTTGGTATGGCATTCGAGCCCGTGTGTGTTGAATCTGTTGAACTTCCGTTCATGCGTGTATCGCTTGATGGGCTAGTCGAGGTTGACGGACGGTGGCACGGGCTTGAAGTAAAGTGCGGAAAGTCTTACTCTACGAAATTCGCTCAATCCGGAAAGCCTTGCGACTACGTGATGACACAAATTCAGTACCAGATGCTTGTCTGTGGACTGAGTGAGATGAACCTCATCTACCATCACAACTTACCTAATGACACTGACGAGGCATTGTCGGTGATGTGGCAATTCAGTCAGAAGTCAATCACGGTCGCTGAGTGGGGTCAGAAGAAACCTACGATTGTTCAGGTTACGGCTGACAAGGACTTCCAAGCGTCACTGAAGCAAATCGCTCATATGATTCACGAGCGTGTTCAACTGGCTCTCATGGGAGCCTAATCGGTATCGGTGATTCCGTGTAGGGCGTTCCTTGCACGGAGTTGCCACCACTCACTCCAGCCAGCGGCAAGTCTGAGTTGCTGGTGAGGGATGTAGGCACAGTCTTCCCCATTCGCATCCCACTTATCCCGGACAGCCTTCGTCCGCCCACCGTGCTTGACGTTGAACTCTTCGCCACGGTCTATCGTCTTATAGAACAACCCGTCGCTGAATAGGACGAACAGGAATCCACGCCTACACTCGGCTTGAATCTTCTTCAACTTGGACAGGCTAATCATGTAGTCTGGGTAGGTGTTGTGAGCGTTGTTCCGTCTCTTCAACTCGGCGTAGTGGATGGCGTTGCCGTCCTTCCACCAAATGTAATCCAAAAAAGCGTTGGGTTCCGTCATTGAAACCCTCCATTCCTCGCCCATTTTGGAAAGTGCAACTGATTGCAAGTACTCTAAAACAACGACTTGTAATGCACGGTCACATGATGCCTCGTACAATTGCCTCATAGGGAAGTGTAACAATGATGATGATACGAATCCTGACCTATATGCTGAGGGTGGAACGCTTACGTGTCTTGTTGACGACGTTGAGACGGATTGGGCTGTCACTGTACTACCTGACTTGGTTGGGCTTATTCAGGTTGTCCCTAGTCCTTCTTGGGGTGAAGTGACGACATACAAACTGAGCATTGGGTACACGCTTGGGGCGGTCAATAGGCGGTATGGTGCGGCAATAGTAAAGGCTGGAGTGTAACGAATGAACTTACTGAACTTTAGAATCGAAAAAGAAGCACCTCCATCTACAGACTGGCGGGTTTACGGTGACATTCTGACTAACGACAATGTCGTCGTTGCAACATTCGGTGTTGATGGGACAAGCCTGAATGAGTGGTGGGTTAGGCAAGACGAGTTCTTCCAGATGAACACTGTTTACAGTTTTGCAATCACGATGGCACAACAAATCATGGCTGGGGATGCTGAGTAATGCCAAACTATTACGTTCGCCAAGACGGGAGTAACTCGAATGCTGGTACTAGCCCGAGTCTTGCATGGGCTACGCTCACATATGCCCTTGCTAACATGACTCTGGGTGCTGGTGACAACTACCTTTATATTGCCCCGGGTGTGTATCGAGAGAGTCCGACTGTCACGATTACTCCTACGAGTACTAACCGCCTGATTATCTCTGGGAATCCAACGGCGACTCAGTTCCCGTCGCTTACGGCTGGTCAAGTGCGCCTGACAAATGCAACTTCAGACATCACAGTTGGGGCGCAAACCACAAATCGCATAAACCTAAATAACAAGAGTTACATCACGGTTGAGAATCTCTTTATCGAACACAATGCCGTTGGTGGCGGGTTCGCTATTAATTTTGCGCCTTCAGGGCAATCTGGGACTAATATTACTATTCGTAAGAATGTCATCTTTAGCCACTATTTAGGCGGTGGTGTTGGAGGTTCCATACTTGTTAATACAACTTCCCTGACAACTGGGAATAGTATTCTGATTGATTCAAATATAATCTTCGGGTGCGCTTTCGGGATTGCTGTCAACCTTCAGGCTCAAACTGGTGCGAGTGGTCACTCTGGTGTTGTCATCAGTAATAATCGCATTCAAGGAAACGGTTGGCAAAATATGTTCCCTATTAATGTGAGTACTAATGTTAATAGTACAACAACATCAAACTCTCTGACGATATCAAACTGCATCATTATGCAATGCAATAGTAATGCAATACAGGTAGGTGGAGGGAATGCAATTACGCCTCACATAGTTCAAAATTGTATTATTGCCCTATCAGCAGTTGGGATTTACAGCCCTATTGGGGCTTCTGTAGTCACTCAACGCAATAACCTCCTTCATTGTGGGAGCAACTTGGCTGGAGTAAATTCAGACCCTTCCACAATCACGAGTGACCACTATGGAATCGACCTTGGTCAAGCCCTCTTACAAGGATTCGGCGCAGTGCCGTTTGGTACTACTCCCGGTAGTCGCAACACATCATTTGGCTTTGCTCCATCTAGCCCGACTACTGACTTGTACGGCTTTCCTTGGTCAGGCTCCTCACCGGACTTAGGTACGACTACATATCGGTCTATATCTTCCGTCGGTACGTTTACTCCAAGCGAGCGAAATGTCACGATGACAATCTCGCCCTCAGCAACGTCTCAATCCATCGAGGTGTACCTTGGTGTAACTGGGCTTACGGCGACTACGGCGGGACTCAATGCTCGATACAACCGAACTCGTAGCGCATCAGTTAGTATCCCTCTCGTCGATAGAACAATCACGCAACCGTGGACGGCAGGTGGGTTTGCTGAGGTTGATTCAGCCTTTATGCCCGGAATCTACCGACTTGACCTCCCTAATGAAGCAGTTGCCTCAGGTGCTGATGACGTTACGGTGGTCGTTCGAGGAGCGAGTGGAACGAACGGGGCTGTTGTCACAATCAAACTCCTTTCTGTTCTTGCTAATGCGAACACAGCACTCAGAAGTGCGGTCATCAACGACCTCAATGAAGATGTGGATATGCCCAACATCATCTACCAGACGGTGGGTGATAGGAAGCCTCTCTACTTCCGCCTCTTCAACGCCGATGGTTCAAACCCTGACCTCACCGTTGCCGGTGGCACTGTCACTGGTATCGTCCACAACGCTTACAGCGGTGTCGAGTACACGTTTGGTGTTGGCGGGTACACGGGTATGCAAGTCAATATCCTCTCTGACATGATTGGCTTTGTTGAGGTTGTTCCTCCAGCGATATGGGGCACGTCAGGAATGTATCGGCTCAAGGTTCGATACACATTGCCATCTGGTGTCCGTATCTACGGGCCTGTGAACATTCGAGTGGGGGCATTGTAATGCTTGTAAAGAAGAACTTCGACCCTGTCTACCTTGCCCTTGAAAAGGTTGACGACCTTGCGAATAAGGTGGCTACAGAGGCGTACGTCAAAGCAAAGAAGTATGTCCCAGTTCTCACGGGACGGCTCAAGAAGTCAATCCACATGGGGACTAACCCTAGCCCTAGTGGTGGCAACAAGTACACGGTCTACACGAAAGAGAAGTACGCCAAGTTCGTCGAGTATGGCTCATCAACGAACAAGCCTCGGTTCTTTATGCGGAAGGCGGCGGCAGATGCTGAGGTGGTGATGAGGACAAGCCTGACCGCTATCAGTCGAGGGCTCAAGTAATGGCTGTCGAGTGGTTTCAGGTGTCTCAGTGGGTGTACGAAACGCTCACCGGTGATGCGACGTTGCAAGAGTTACTTGCTGGTGACGGACGTGTTCCGGGGCATCAACAAGGTGTGTATATGGAGATGGCTCCACAGGTTGACCCTGTCAGTCAAAGGGCTCCTGTTGTTCCTTTGGTAGTAGTGTCACTCGTCTCTTCTGGGGTTGATGAACGTGCATTATGTGGAAACCGAATCATGACGTACCCAATCATGAGGATTACGGGTTACCACCGTCAGGATGGGGCGATTGCACTCTCAAAACTACAGGCGATAATGAATAGAATTGACGTGTTACTCGACAACCAAACTGACACCGACCCTAATAGGGTTTGGTTTTTCCGTGATGGGGCTGAAGTTGTCGTTACGAACACAGCCGACGCACGAGTTGAATATGGCGTAGCATCAACTTATAGATGCTACATAAGTGTGGATGTCTAGGAGTAAATTATGCCAAGGTTGATTGCTAAGGACGTTGTCCTAACTGTTACAGTCGGAAATAATGCCGCCGCTGTCGGATATGTGGCTCCGTCGTTTGCTACTGGAACCGCAGTTTGTACACGGGCTAAGTCTTATTCTCGAAGCACTGAGTTTGGAATGGTCGAAAGCGGGGCACTATGTGACATCCAGCAGTTCAACCGCCCAACCCGTATCAGTGGCACGATTGAACTCGACATGAACCTCAACTACAGTACTTCAACCGCCAACGGTATCTTCCTCGGTAGGGAAGGGTACTTTGTGCGTGTAGTGGCAAACCTTGGATACACAGTCATCACTGACATCGGTATCATCTCAAGCGTCAGCATTGCCGTCGAAACTGACGGAATGATTTCAGAGCAGGTCACCATTACCCTTGCTGTTGATGGCGACTCTGGCTTGACTGGTGCTGTTGTAGGAGTATAAGGCTATGCCAAGGTTAATCAGTAAAGACGTAACAATAAGCGTCCAGTTCCTCGGGAATCAGTCAGGTACTGCTGGTTCGTATATTGCTCCGAGTACATACACCAATAATACGAGTGCGACAACTGGTGGTGGCTCTGCAACTCAGTATGCAATTACGTCCACGGTTGCGTGTCGGGCAAAGTCATATTCACGTTCGACTGAAATCGGTATGGTTGAAAGTGGTGCGATGTGTGACATCCAGCAATTCAATCGCCCGACTCGTTTGAGTGGAACGATTGAATTAGACCTCAACCTTGACTACAGCACGGTTGGAGCGGCAGGGTTGTTCCTCGGAAAAGATGGATGGTACGTCAATATCATAGTTGACTTGGGTCAAACCAGAATGACCGACTTAGGTATCGTCACTTCTGTGAGTACTAGTGCTGAGACTGATGGAACTGTGAGCGAGCAGGTCACAATCACGCTTGGTGTTGACGGTGCTACGGGTACAAGTCCATACTCAACAATCGCTTCTGCTGTTGACGCTCTCGGTTAGGAGCATTAAATGGCTAGAGTAATCGCCCGAGATGTCTATCTCACTATGTGGGTCGCCACTGCCGCCCAGAATGGTATTGATATGGCGGCTCTTTGTGACACGTCGTCCAAGCAACAGATGACTCGTCGTAGTGGCAGTATCAACATCGAAATGCTGGTTGATAACAATGTGTCCACGGGTGGATATCTTCTTCAGAACGCTCATCGTTTCCCTGTGAAGGTGAGGGCTCGAATCACATTGAGTGACGCATCGACTCAGTACATTGAAGATGAGGGGGTCATCAAGTCTGTTGGCTTGTCACTTGACCTTGACGGAACGGTACTTGAGACTTGTACAATCCAGTTGGGAACTCATGGTTCCAGTTGGTAATAAACAAGGAGATTCGTCATGCTTAGTAAACTTCAGTCTGTCCCACGCCCAGAGGCAAAGGCAAACTTCGTTTTCGACCTTCGACCATTTGGTACGGAAGGCGAACTTACATTTAGAGAGCCTAAAGCGGCAGACCTTTTCCCAGATGGGGCGGAGACCAAGGCCGCGTCAACCGCATTTCCAGAGTTCAAGGAAGCGATGCTCTACCAGATAATGGTCATGGGTCGTTGTTACGTCATCTCTGAGAACGAAATGGGTCAAATGATTCAACCGTGGAGGGCACTTGGTCAGTTTGCTCGTGACCACCGTGACCTATTCATTCACCTTGCCGCCCAGTTTTCAGAAGCCTTCCCGACTGGTAGTGTTGACCACCTTCGTAAAAACGTGGGAAACGCCTCCACGGAGTAGCACAACACATTCTGTACTACTCCGTCAAGTACCTTCATAGGCATCCAAGTGAAATTGACCTAGACTTAGACCAGATGGGTGAAATTGCATTCATCGCTGACATTCTGGACAAGCACGAGGTTGACTTGGCTATGATTACCGCAAGGGCATTAACAGGTACGAAATGACAATCGCTGAACTCCTAATCAATGTTGACTCTTCTGGTGTGCGTACTGCTACACGAAACATCCGTGAACTAGAGAGTCGCCTTGATGCCGCTTCAACTGCAATGAATGGATTGAATGCTTCCATTCGTCGCTTCAACGCTCTCTCTTCTTCCACTACTCTCCCCAGTGGCGGAGGAGGGGGTGGCGGTGGTGCAACAGGTGGAGGTGGAGGCGGAGGCGGTGGAGGAGGGATTGGTGCAATCCTTAATCCTATGAAGTCATTTTCAGGCTTAATGAGTGGCTCTGGTGGTGGGCTTGG